AAAGGTTTAGTACAACAATTTTATACAGAAAAAAAGGTTTTTCGTATTGAAGGTGTTGGCGGAAAACCAGATTTTATCACAATAAATCAACAAGTTACACAAATAGGGCCTTTTGGGCAAGCTGTAACAACTACTTTAAATGATATAACTCAAGGTGATTTTGATATTATTGTGGCGGATACACAGGCTAGTGCTTCACAAAGACAAGCACAGATGTATTCACTTATTGACGCTGTTAAAACATTGGGTGTTCCAGGTGATGCTGTATTTGACTTAATCTTAGATTTATCAGATATCCCTAATAAAGAAGATATAAAACAGAGATTACAACAAAGACAGCAAGCACAACAAAAGGCACAAGAAGCTCAAGCTGCTGCTGAACAAGCAAAACAAATTCGTATGAGTAATTCTATT